GTAAATTTTGCATCTGCACTATTTGGCGTCAAAGAAGTTAATAGTGTCTCACCGAGACCACCATCGTATTTAAAAGATGAGGTAAATGAGGGGTACGATAGTATACTATTCATTGTACTTGCCAGTGATACACCAATGTTTGTTCCAATGTACAGTAGTGAACTTACAGAATTTGTAGAATATACTATATCTGAACCAAACGATGATAGATTTAGTACTGTATTTGAGTTTAAAATACTTTGACCGGGAACATATATATCTGTAAAACCTACTTGGCTTATTGAGCTTAGCGATGTAAAAAATGTTGTTCCATCCCCTTTTGAAGTTAGTACAAATGAAGAAGGGAAGTTTGTGTTGCTTAACGATTTAAATGACAACGATTTTAGTTGTAGCCAATCTAAATATAGTGTTTTTTTAGAAGATGCAGACATTTATCTATATTCCTGCTATATTTTGAATTGATAAGTAGTACGAAGTGGTTGAATCAAAGTACAGTTTTACGTTGCTATTGACAAAGCCAGGATTAATATCTTTTGCGTAGCCGTTTACTATTCTGTGCGTAAGAACATAAGGATGGTTGTACTGCTTTCGTGCTGCATCATCAGTAAATACACTCCCTAATACGTTAAGTTTCATTGGTTGTTGAAAAAAATTAGATGACGTATTATTTATCCCAAATAACTGAGTCTGATGTATAACATTTATTGTTGAAGTATTGTACTGCAAAAATGTTGATATGTTAAACACTTGTGAGTTCGATTGTTGAGGGATGTTTGGAAATAACATATTTGGATATATATCAAACGTAATTTTAGACTTACTGTGTATGTACGATGAAAATTTATCGATTTGTAAATTTACTGTAGATATATACAAGTCATAGTTAGCTGGTGGATTGTATCCTTGTATAAGACCGTTATCTCCTTTATACTTTATTGATGAATTAAAAAAGGTATCATAGTAGTAAAAAGTATTAATACTGCTAATATTTACATCAATACCGTGTCCTATAATATTTAAACTCCCAGTTGTGTTAAGATATATTGTTTGACGTGTGTCTAGTATACTCTGTGTAGAACTAACTAAATTTGACGACAATGCGTTAGTAGTAGATACTAACTGTGATGAACTAACATAAGATAGTTGACCTAATCCTTGTAGTGAGCTAGTTAAATTCTGTCTATTAACATATCCAAGTGTTCCTAGACCTTGTAGTGATGAGTACAATGATGCACTACTTGTGTAGCCTAGAGATCCTAAATGAACAATACTACTATTTAGTGATTTAGTACTAACATAACCGTAGGTTGCTAGTCCCTCTAGTGTGCTATAGAGTGATTGACTACTAATATATCCGTACGTCCCTAAACCCGTGCACGTACTATTTACATTTGATGTAGCTGAATAGGCTCCACTAATCAGTGATGTTGTAGTACTAACCAGATCTCCTGTTGAAACGTATCTAATAGGATCAATAAACCAAGAAACAGTGCTTGTTAAATTAGACGTATTTATTGCTCCCGGGCCAATTCCAGCATATAAGTTATAAACTAACGTAGAGAGTGATACAATCGTTGAAGGGAGATAACCTACATATTTGCTTTGACTGCTAATATTATCGTACACATTTTGCCATTTCAAGTCTCCGTACCCATCAGTTGATAGTACGAGATTTGTAGAAATTGGTAGATTTGTATTTGGATCAATCCCCAATAAACTACGATATATTGTTGGATCCATAAGTGTGCCTACTATTTAAAAAGAATCAATGCCTTTAATAAGTAGCGTATTATGCCAGGCAATGGAGGACTACTACAATTAGTTGCAACTGGTAAGCAAGATGTATTTCTTACCGGAAATCCACAAATATCTTGGTTTAAAATGGTTTATCGTCGTTATACTAATTTTGCTGTAGAGTCTCAATCAATGTTTTTTGATGGTGATCCCGATTTTGGAAAAAGACTCTCTTGTTTGATTCCACGACGAGGAGATCTACTTGGTCCTTTAGTACTTGAGATGACACTGCCAGCCTTAACACTATCCGACGGAACACCTGTATCTTATGTTAACGCAGTGGGACATGCACTAATTGAAGAGATAAGTCTAGAGATCGGTGAACAAAAGATTGATACACAAACGGGTGAATGGATGGAAATGTGGTCAAATATGACTACAATGAGCTCACAGCGTTCTGGATTTAATGATATGATTGGTAAAGTCGACGATTATATGGAACCAAATAATTTTGGTCCTCTAAAACTCTACATTCCTCTACGTTTCTGGTTTTGCAAAAATCCTGGACAGTACTTGCCACTTTTAGCTCTACAGTATCACCCAATACGTATTAACATTAAACTTAGAGCGCTACAAGATATGTTTTTCACAACACAGCTACAAACTAATTCCAATACACTGAGTGTAGTATCTACAAAAATAACGGACATGAGACTCTACGGCGATTACGTCTACTTAGATATTGAAGAACGACGAAGATTTGTTAGCAACACCCACGAATACTTAATAGAACAGGTACAGTATAGTCCACCAATATCTATACCAGTTGGAGCAACGACCGTATCGGTCCCACTTGAGTTTAATCATCCAATAAGAGAGCTCTTATGGTTTATTCAACGTAGTCAGATGAGTAGCTATCACGAGTACTACAACTATAGTAATCTTAGCATAATGGAATCAGGGCAACGCACTGATCTGTTAGATAACGCAATGATACAGTTAGATGGCTACGATCGATTTGATAGAAGAGATGCTGGATATTTTAGATTAGTACAACCTTACTATCATCATACTACGGTACCGAATAACTTATTTATCTACAACTACTGCTTTGCTCTACGACCCGAGGAACTACAGCCATCTGGTTCATTAAATGCTAGTCGAATTGATAGTTTTGTACTGCAAATGAATCTACTCCCAGATCCTACTACGGGTCCAGCAAGAGGGAACGCAATAACTCGTGTGTATGCAACAAATCACAATGTTTTAAGAGTTATTAACGGGTTTGGCGGATTACTATTTACGATTTAAACCTCTTTTAAAATAGGTCATAATGTCAATACCGGGCATGTCAAATATCCCAATAGGCAACTCGTTCTCCTCTATTGAACAGATAGCACCACCATTTCCACTATGGCTCTACAGATATCTAGCTGCGTTCCCAATATCTGGCTTGTTAGGTCTTGATCACATGGCCATTGGGAGTACCTTTACTGGCTTAACGAAACTAATTGTTAATATGCTCACACTAGGATCATGGTACGCATTTGATATTGTGCAAGTATATAATTTACAAAATATAAGAGATAAAGGGTTAAGTGTCCCTTTTTTTGAAAATGGTGGGATAGGAAAAGGGAGAATTAACGATGAACCAATGCAGTCAATGAGCAAAAATACACAACTCTGGATTTTTGTTCTCTTTATATGTGTCTTTGGTGGTCTATACTACATTTCTACCTTCTTTCTTTCTACTGGGACGGATCTAATATCTACAGTTATATACTATTTTAGCACAGTGACATTCTTTATTACGATTGCACTAATATGTTATACGGCGTTCTTCTACTTGTTTGGAAAACAGACGAATGCAATACCGTCAACATCTCAAGGAGCTTTATCAGCACTATACAGAGAATCTGGTGTACTAAATCCTAAAGCAGCCAAAGCTATCCCTAAATCAAACACTCAATCTATACTTGGAATGCTCCCAGCTGGACTACCAATATCACGGCCATTTATACCATCCGGTATCCAATTAGGAGGATCGTTTAATGAGATTAAATCCATTGCAGATAGTGTAATACAGTCTGGTGGATCCCACGCAGATAATTCTTACGGTCACTACTATTTTGCTCTGTTGCTATCCTTACTCCCTTTGTCTGGATTTTTTATTTATTATTTAAAGAAGCAAGAGAATGAAGCTGCTAGAAAACCAAAACCAGTTTGAAGTACTAATTGGTAAGCAAGAAGCAACGTATGATCTACCTGATTTAACTATTATCTATTTTACAGCACAGTGGTGTTCTGCATGTACACGTTTAAACATGCAGCAGATTCAATCAACGTTAAGTGCTGAATGGTTAAAGTGTGATATTGATAAGAACGATTACACTGCTGGATACTGTGGTATTAGATCTATCCCAACTTTTCTTGTAGTCTACAGAAAAAAGATAGTTGGAACACTCTCATCTTCAAATACTGCAGAAGTTATAAGTTGGCTTCAAAGTATTAAACTAGAGTAGATGTATGATATAGTAGTATTAGGTGGAGGGATTGCAGGATTATACACAGCACTACACTACAGTCGAAAGAACTATAGTGTGCTGCTGTGTGAAAAGTATAAGGCTGTTGGTGGAAGAGTTGACACGTTTAAACATAACGGCTACAGGTGGGAATCTGGTGCTGGAAGAATATCTAAAAAACATAAACTACTACTATCTCTTATCAAAGAGTATAATCTAACACTTGTGCCAATAAGTTCTGCACTAGCTTTTAAGAAAGACGGATATTCTTGCATTGAACCCAACTTATTTGATGAAACTTTGGAGGCGATTGTGTCCCCACTGCACTCACTAACAGAAGAGATCTTATCAACACATACACTAAAAGAACTACTTGTTAAAGTTCACGGTGCTGCACTAGCAGAATCTTACTTAGATAGATTCCCTTATAGAGCAGAGACTGAAGTGTTAAGAGCAGATTTAGCGTTACACAGTTTTAAGAATGAGATGGGGACACATGATGGGTACTACGTGTGCGCTGAAGGACTATCCGCACTAATAGAAAAGATGAAGCAAGATCTGTATAAAGAAAAGTGTGAAATAAAGACAGAGTACCCCTGTATAGATATAGTTGAATATAGTGATCATCTGTCTGTCGTATTTGAAAAAGAGGTAGTGCAAGCAAAAAATATAGTGTGTGCACTAAATTCTGAAGCACTAAAAAAAATACCGTATTTTAAGAATCTAGAGGTACTAAAAAAAGTTATTATGAAACCTCTACTTAGAACATATGCAATTTATCCTAAAGATCCCGTGTGGTTTGCACAGTTACCGTCTGTTGTATCATCTGGACCAGTACGCTATTTTATACCAATCGATTATAAGAGAGGGGTTGCAATGATATCATACACAGATAGTAGAGATACTGAAGAGTATCATAAGTTTAAGGATGATACTACTTTAGGAAAGAGGGTTCAAAGCGATCTAAAAAAACTTTTTGGACCAATTCCAGACTACAAGTATTTTAAGAGCCACTACTGGAAATACGGAGCAACGTACTGGCTCCCTGGAAAGTATAATCCAATAAAAGAATCAAACAACTCAATAAAACCATTTAGTTCAAACGTATATATTGTTGGAGAATCGTTTAGTCTTCGGCAAGCGTGGATTGAAGGTGCACTAGAACAGTGTGAAAAATTATTTGCACTAGATATAATAGTATGATAGATAAACATGTTATGATTTCACTTTTTCACATACTTGCTGTAGTACCATTTTTTGCATACATATTTCTAAAAAAATCTACTATTCCAGAATGGGTCTATACACTCTTACTAAGTTTAGGTGTATTTGTACTCTTATATCACGCCTATAAATCTTTTATAAGATACAGAGCAAAGAGTAGTTATCTATGGGTTAACTTGATTCACGTATTAGTTGTTGCTCCTATTATGATCTATATTGGTTATAATAAGAAGAGTACACCTAGAGCAGCGTATGAGATATTAGCACTAATAACATTTGCGGCGTTAGGGTATCACTGTTATTCAATAATTAGTATCTTAGACTCTAAAGAATTAGCTGACTAACTATCTAACTAAGTTCATAATAGATAACTTTTCTGTATTGTCTGTTTTAATACAGTTAATAGAGTGGTAGTAGAATGCAGATGATGAAGGGAACTCTTTTTTGCACACTCTACACCCGTTATGTTCTTCAAGTAGTGCATCAGTTTCTTCTTTAAAATGTTTTCGCATACAGTGTGATCTACGATTACCTTTGGTGAGTGATCTAAAACTACAACCTTCAACTACACACTTGTACTTATCTAACGATTCTTTTGAATCTACAGCATTTTCAGGTGCGTGTCTTGCTAACATGTGCAACTCTAAAGAACGTTTTTGAATAAACTCTTTAAAACAGATATTGCATTCAAAATCTAGTTTATCTTCGTGTCGTTTCATATGATAGTGCATTGTATTCTGATTCTTATGTACAATACCGCAGCTTTGGCAGACAAAATCTCCAGCATCATTTTTAGTATATTTAGACATTGTTTTACCTAGTGTATATGTAAAACAGTTTCAATTTTTAGGGTTTTAAACATATACTTGTTCTAGAGTATATATGACATCTACGATCTTAGATAACATAACGTATAGCCATAATCCAAAAGGTTCTGGATCCCAACTAGTAGTAAATACGTTGCACTCATGTTATAGTCATGCACTTATTGATCACATATTCCCTTACTACTGGGTATTAGAAGACTTATGTGCACATAAGTACTGTGAGAGCGCTCCACAGATAGTAGTACGCAAGGATGCGTTTATAGAGTTCCCTCACAACTACGATAATATAGAAAACGGTAAGTATAGAGGAGTGTACTCTGAACTGATTAATCTGCTAACAGATAAACCAGTACTATTTGATACAGATCATGTATTTGAACACACTTACGCTTATCCTATATGTGATATGTGTACACGAAGTATATGGAATAGCTCTCTATACTATCCAGATAGGAGTACGCTACCAGTAGAACCTTTCTATATTGACAGTCTAGTAAAAGAGAAGTTAGACAGTTTTTATAATCACGTTTTAAATCGTTTAAACATTAGTACTAACGTAAAAAAAGAAGTATCTATTATTGAACGTAGAGATTCTAGAAAACTTCATAGATCTATTGTGCAAAAGTTAATGTACTATTTAGAGTGTAGAGTGGTCTACTTAGAAGATATGAGTTTTTCTGCACAAGTGGAACTCTTTAATAGTAGTAGTGTTATTATTTTAGCACACGGATCTGCCGAAATAAACCTACTATTTGCACCTAAAAATGCACTAGTTTTTGAGTTTGATACAGAAACAGATAGAGAGAGTATATATAAACGACTCTGTACTTTAAGAGATTTAACTCATACTGTAGTGCCACACAGTGAAGATTTAGATGTAAAAACAGAATTAGTTGATAAGATTAGTGCAGGTCTAAAAGATATACAATACTAAAATACAGATATGAAAATATGCACTTTAGCAATTGGTTCTGATTTTAAAAATGAGTTATCTAGAGCGTTAGCTTCTAAAAAAGAGTACGCAACTAAACACGGTTATACGTATATTCAAGGTGGTGAGGAGTACTGGAACCGATCTAAACCAATCCCTTGGTCTAAAATACCGTTTGTACTTGATATACTGTCAAAATGTGAAGAAAATGAACTAATTTTTTTAAGTGATGCAGACGTACTTATTACAAACATGGATCTTAAAATAGAAGAACACGTACTACCCCTACTCCCTTTAGAAAAAGATCTACTACTAAGTATCGATTCGTGTGGCCATCTTAATGACGGTAATATAGTTATAAGAAATACAGAATGGTCTAGAAATTTTTGGAAACGTGTAGATAACGAAATAGATCTAACTTATCACATATGGTGGGAGAACGCTGCAGTAATAAAACTGTTGGAAGAGAATCCAGCCGATTTAGCAAAGACCGAAATAACTTCAAAGCATAAACTGTTTAATGCGTACATACAGGGTCTCCCTAATCAACCTTTATGGACACCCGGTGATTTTTTAGTTCATTTTGCGGGTGTATACAGTACAAGTATGATAAACACTTATATAGATCAAATTCTAGCTGGCGGAACTCCACGGAAGTCTATGTTTTAAATCTTAACACTAAATATATAATGAGTGTAGTTGAAGGAGGTCGTCGTCGCAGAAGTTCTCGCAGCACACGTAGGAGAATGCGTGGTGGAAATGACGAAAACAATAACAATAACAGCAACAGTAATATGGAAGGGGGCGCCAAACTACCCGCGGTAGGATCAAAGGCCCAAGTGTGGCACGGGAATGCTAAGCACACTTCCGGTGGATTAACGCGTAAGGATTTAATGAAGACCAAGAAAGGTCGCATTGTATCTAGAGCAAAGCACGCGTTAGGCAAGAAAGCGTTAAAGAATCTCAAAAAGGCTGGATTTGTTGCCAAAAAAGGGACATTCAAGCTTTTTCGTAAGTAGACTCTAGTTAGCAGTTCCGTGCAGCTCTAAAGCATCGGCTAGTGTTCTTAAATATTCTGATGCTTGTGGAGGTATAACAACCTGTTGAGTATGCAAGTCGTACCAGTATAGTGCACCCTTCTTATCTGATTCTCTAAATGATGACCAGACAAGCGAGACACCAGACCCTTTACACTCTACCACTACAGTTTTTAGATCAAGATCTCTTAACATCTCTACACCCATTTTTGATACAGCAGTTGAATAGATATCATCGTACGGTGTTCTTGTGTTCCAAAATATAGAAGTATAGTCTTGTTTAACAATACTTGTTCCACCGGTTAAAAATGTTATATCTTCTTTTGACTGCAGTAGATTCTGTAGCATTACTGGAGGGATATCAGTACCGTACCATACTACAAGTAGTGGTTTTGATGTGTGCTGTATATAAGTTGCAGCAAGACGTAGATCTTGATTATCACGTATACGAAAGACTGCATCCGAAAATATAGTTTTACACCAGCGTGGTTGATGTTTGACATACGTATCGGAAAAGATAAGCACTACCTTGTGCCTATGAAGCAGTTCATCTGAATATGTTTGAAAAATTCCTTGAAAATACGTGTCTAATACCGCCGTATCACCAATAACATATATCTTCTGTTTTCTTATTGGATGAGGATATCCTTCCATATGTATAGTGTCAGTCATTAATACTAATTAATTTTCTATATATATGAAAGATACGCAATGAACTTATGGAATATGTTTTTAACAATCGTTGTTATTATAGCAATAGACTTCCCTTGGTTATATTTTGGATCAAGTATGTCGGGTCCTATGATCAAATCGATTCAAGGGAGTGATATAAGTCTACGATGGTTTCCTGCATTCATGGTATACGTTGCGGTTGCATATCTTGTACACTTACCAAAAACCAATATGGAAGCGTTTTTACTAGGGCTATGCGTTTACGGAGTGTACGATGGAACAAATTATGCTTCGCTAAAAAATTATACGTTAACTTTTGCAATACTTGATACTCTATGGGGTGGAACACTATTTGTACTTGTACATAATGCTCTACAGTATTTTAAAATAAAAACGCTAAATTAGATGCCAAACAATAGTACACCACCACGAAGATCAAGAACTAGATCTACTCCAAGCACGCCTCGTAGAAGAGCTAGATCAGAGACACCAAATCGCAACTTGAATCTACATCCTCAGCAACTAAGGATACTATTCAACGATCATCAGCAACCCGATTCACCTGTAGGATCAGTATACTCGTTGAATCCACGCGTTAGAAGAGAGGTGTTTTTTAATTTGCATAATAACAACAACAACAATAACAACAACAATGCAAATACAGTTATACTTACACCTGTAAGATCTTTAAAAAGAAGAAGAAATCGTAATAACAATAACAATAATAATCATACACGAAGAAGAATTGTGTATGGTGCGGCTAAATAAAAGGGTTTCGTCCCCACTGTAGAAGAGCTTGTCGCTGTACAGGTCTGCAACTTAGATCCCCAGCAGTGCAATTCTTCTTAATTTGGCCAGCGTGTCGCGTAAATGCTCTCCATCTTGCTATTTGAACCGTATCCAACTCAGGTATACGGCGACCCATCCAATATCTGCAGTACCACTGAAACCATCCTCGCTCATCTTTATTAACATCTGGATCTGATAGTACATCATACTTCCCCTTTTTACCTCTACTGTTTGGTACCCATCCACTCTCTCTCCAAGCGCTCAGTGGTTGACGAGACTTTACCTCAAACGCGTTAATAGTTGGGTCAGCACCATCAGGTCTTAACTTATCTAGTGCAATCGCTTTATAAAACCACTCACTGGGGAATTCTGTCAAACAGTCGTTTAAATACTTCCCTTCGAATACACCCATGCATAACATCTCTTCAGGTGTTGCGTATGGGTCAAATTCTAGATTAGTTCCAGGCTCTGTACTTAGTACGTAAGTATAGTTTTTAACCATCTTATTATTTACTTTTACAACAGTCCCTTTACGAAATGAAGAATATGGTTTACCTCTCTTCTGCAAAACACTAATCATCTGAGCAATAGTCATCCTATATAAAATTGATTTAAAAATTTTAGTACATAACGTATAGTATGGAGCCACATAAACTAAATAAAGATGAGATCGCATTTGTTAACAGTCTTAGCTATAAAGAGAGACTACTACATAATCTTGCGGTAGAGAGGTTGGGGAGTTCGTATTTTGTTTGGAAATCACATGCCTATCAAGAATATAAAGCTAGACAAGTAAAAGATGCAGCCAGCTCAAAGACCACACTATGAACCAGTTGTGGAACATGTAAGACCAACGGCATTTACTGAAAAACAGAGTATTGGAACAAACTATTTAAATAGTTCTATTACGGGTAAGAGTAGCGGACAAGTAGTACTACTACCAAGTTCAACAGTTGCAAATCGTTATGAGACAGCAACAACCGTCTGTGTTTCAAGTCGGGATAGAAATGTCATAACATTTCCTAATCCTAACTTTTTTCGTTGGAGATTCAAGAGAGATTTAAAAAATATTCAGAGCATTCGTCTTATTGGAGGTTCTATCCCTGGAAAACTATATAATATTAACACTGGATGGAACAGTTTTACTTTTTTAGAGAACAGTATACAGTACACGTGTACACTAATTCCTGGATTTTATGACGGAACATCGTTAGCAACAGAATTAAAACGTGCACTAAACGCAATAACCGGTATATCTAACGCGTATAACGTTGTATATAGTGCTACAACGTTCAAATTAACAGTATCACGAACTTCTGGAACGTACAGTTATAGTCTACTATTTCAATCTGGGAACTATGTTGATAAGTTTGACGATTTTCGTGGAGCAGTTGACTCTATGAGCAACGACTACTTAGTTATGATAAACTCACCTGCAAGAATTTTAGGCTTTGTATCTATTGATTACACGGATAGTAGTGGTGTACTAGTGGCACCGTATCCAGTAGATATTGGATCTTTTACAAATAAGATTTATCTCTATATTAATGCGGATAGTAGTAAAGAGCTTAACAATATAGAGTTAGGTCGTGGATCTCACGACCCTTATACAATCTTATACTTAGATACTGAGTTGCACGGAACAAAGTTTTTAAACAAGGAAACGGACTATCCGATCTTACAGTTTCATCCTACAAACCTTTCACGCATAAGTAGTTTAGAAGTATCTTTAAGAGATGAATTTTACCGATTAGTTGATGTTGGTAATAGAGAGTTTACACTACTCTTTGAAGTAGTTTATCTGGCTTAAAAATAATTCCTTTTAACTATATATATACACATTGAAAGAACTACGCTTAATACTCAATAAATTTACAGAGCATAGTTCTGTAAAAAACTCTTTTTACGTATTTTACCCCGGCAGAGTATACAATCAAACACGACTATGGAACAAGTATTTACCCTTTATAACACCTCATTACGCTATCAAGTCTAATCCAGAATCACTACTAATTAAAACACTACATCCACAGGGTGTACTATTTGATTGTGCAAGTAAACAAGAGATAGAACTTGTAAAAAACAGTGTCACAATAACAACATCACTAGGAAATCATATTGTGTACGCAAACCCGTGTAAATCAGTGGAAGATTTAGTGTATGCTAAAAACAACGGATCACCAATAACAGTTGTTGATTCACATGAGGAGATTGATAAGTTAGTTAGTGTAGGATATAGTGGAGGGGCGTACATTCGTATTACAGTCGATGATAGTAGTTCTAAAATGCCATTTTCTGGTAAATTTGGTCTAGAGCCATCACTTGTAAAAGAGTTGGGTAGTTATGCAAAAAAGAATAACATAATAGTACACGGTATCTCATTTCACGTTGGCTCATCATGTGCGGATGGTAAGTCATACTATAAAGCCATAAGAGTAGCACAAGAATTAAATAGATTGTTAAAACAACAAGGACATCCTTCAAACACTATTGATATTGGTGGAGGGTTCTTATCTGACAGTACTGATTTTAAGAATAAAGCAAAGTACATAACAAAGGCTTACGATCCACAGTTTAAGTATATTGCAGAGCCTGGGAGATTTTTTTCTCATAGATCTCAGGATTTTTTTGTCAAAGTAATTGGAAAGAAACCTTGGTCATCAGGCTGGAGATATACTATTGATGATAGTCTTTATGGACAGTTTTCATGTATACCTTTTGATCATGTTGTTCCAACATGGTCTCGCGTACTCTCTGGGAACGATACTATTAGAAGTAGAACAGCAGGTGTACTATTTGGTCGCACTTGCGATAGTGTAGATGTTATTGCAAAGAGCAGTTCAATGGAGGAGTTAGAGATTAACGATTGGTTATGGTTTCCACACATGGGTTCATATACAAATGCGACTGCAAACGAGTTTAACGGATTCCCTAAACCACCAGTACTCTCTTATTGTGAAACTACACCAGAAGATTATCAACTAAATTTAATAGATCACCTACCAGATAATGTTGAAACTATAAAACCACTGTCTAGTGCTGAACTACTACGTTAGTCAAAAAATTGAACTGCAAAAGCTACAGTAGTATATACATAAACTAGGATGACAGAATCAGTCCAATCAGTCGAATCAGTCGAATCTGTAGAGTCTCTTTCTTGCCCAGTGTGTACTGATAAGTATACTAGTGTAGTGAGAACAAAGATTACTTGTAATTTCTGTGCATATCATTCGTGTAGAGGATGTGTTCAAAAATATCTACTATCTCAAGCAACAGATGCACACTGCATGAACTGTAGAACTGGTTGGAGTCGTGAGATGTGTGATACTAATCTGACAAAGTCGTTTAGAACTGGTCCGTGGCGAGAACACATTAAAACAATGTTAGTTGCTCGTGAAAAGGCAGTTCTTCCAAACTATCAACGTTATGCGACTGCACTAAAAAATATGTCTACTTATAGAGGGAAATTAACCAATATTTCATCCGCTATACTGCCACTAACAACTGAGATGTCAAAATGTCAAACACTCCTCTATAGGTGTAGAAATGAGTATTCTGCTGATGATGTTAAAAAGGAGACAAAAGTAGAACTACGTGAAAAGTACTTTTCAGCAGTTGATACTTATACAGATATAAATAAGAAGCTACTATCTTTAGAGTTTGATAGAGCTAGTGCACAAGCACGTTTTGTTAAGGAAGAAAATATCTACTATAATAGAACTGAACCATTAGAACGTAAGGAGTTTATTATGAAGTGTGTTAAAGAAGATTGTAGAGGATTTCTTTCGCCAGCTTACAAGTGTGAGCTCTGTAGCTGTTATGTGTGTAAAGACTGCATGATTATTAAAAAGGATAAGAGCGACACAACGCACGTGTGCAGCGATTCGGATAAAGAATCGGTTGCACTTATTTGTAAAGAAACAAAACCGTGTCCAAAGTGTGGTATTCGAATTAGTAAGATTGATGGTTGTGATCAGATGTGGTGTACTGCTTCTGATTGTGGAACTGCATTTTCATGGAATAGTGGAAAGGTTATTTCTGGAACAATTCACAATCCTCACTACTACGATTGGGTACGAAGAAACAACAACGGCGTAGTTCCACGTAATCCAAATGAGGTGGTGTGTGGTGGTCTGGTAGAGTACAGAAACTTGAGTCGTCTCTTGTATAATGTTCTTAAACTCCCTCACGCCGATGTACAACTTATCTTCGATATTCACAGATGTATTAGTGATTTTCAACACGTACGCGTACCATCTCATCCACAGCAACGGGATGTAGAGATGTTTAAAGAGGTTCACTGTGATTATCTTCTTAATAAGTGCACGGAAGCCAGTTGGAAACAGAGTATCTTTCTTAAAGAAAATAAGTTTGAAAAGAAACAACAGATAGGTCAAGTACTACAGACGTTTGTTGTTGCTGGAACAGAGTTAATGAACTCGCTTTATAATAAACTAAGTGAAACTTCTGTAGATACGTCTATCTCTAGACACACTAAAAGAATTTATAGATGTATTGATGAATTTAATAATCTTCGTACATATATTAATAGTAGTTTAGAAGATGTTGGAGTACAGATGATGTGTGCAGTTCCTCAAATTAGCGTAGAGTACTGGGGGTACGTTCAAGCAAAGGTGTTATCTAAAAAGTAGTTAGTGCATATAACGTTTTAGAAAATTTTCTAAATCTACAACTGGTACACCTAGTTCATGTGCAGTCTTAATCTTAGTTGAAGCATCTTTAACGTCTTTTGCAACAACCACTGTAGTCTTTTTTGATACAGTGGATAATACTTTCCCTCCACGTTCTACTATCTCAGTTTCTAACTCCTTATCTCTAACACCTGTAAACACTACCTGCAGATCTTCTAAAGATCTCTTAGTAGGATCTACTGCTGGCGGTGGTGTATCACTTTTACAAGGTAGTCCAGCATCTTTCATAAATTTAAAGAACTCTGGTAAACTATCCAAAAATTGTCTTGCTGTTATCTCTGCAATACCATCAACAGCTTGTAGCTCTTCTAAAGTTGGAACATATCCTGTAATTATGTTTGGATGTGCAGAAAGTATAACTTTTAGCTTTTTTATTCCAATAGATCGCCC